GCATCATTGCTGGCCCCAAACTCATTGGCCTGTCTAAGTATTCACGTATCGCGCAGTGGTGTGCTAGACGTGGAACACTGCAAGAAGAACTTTGCATGGACATTGCTAGGGAAATTGAATCTGCAACTGGTTCTAAAGATGTCGCGGTCTATATCCAGGCCACCCACGGTTGCTGCGAGAATCGTGGCATTATGGCACACAGCAGTCTCACACAGACCACAGTGTTGCACGGTGCCTTTAAAAACGATCCGTCGGTAAAGAAAGAATTTTTTGACAATGTCAAACTCCAGCAAGACTGGGCACCAAGGTAATTAGGAGAAAGCTGAGATGGCAACACTGCCCGATTTAGAAACTGCACAGCAGCAGGGGGTTGCACCCTGGGACAATTTAGTATGGGAAGACTTTCATGTGGCTGTGTACAAGGATGCATATCCAGTGACCAAAGGTCATTTGTTGTTTGTGCCCAAATTTAATACACCAGGAGTCATAGCTGACGCCATGGCATCTGCACTGACACAGGGTCAGAGAATGGTTGACAATCAAGAATGTGAGGCATTCAACATTGGCATCAACATGGGCACTGCTGCTGGACAGACTGTGATGTATCCACATGTTCATTTGATTCCCAGGCGGGTTGGCGATTGTGCCAATCCCATTGGCGGGGTGCGAGGTGTGATTTTTGGCCAAGCTAATTACAAAACCAGTGGATATCAATATCCTGTATAAGTATTTCTTTAAGCGGCCTGTCCGGCATCATCCCGCTATACAAACTCTGCTGCCTATGCTACAATGACATAGGAGGACAAAATGCAACCTGTAGTTTACAAATATACCAGCACCAAGGAATACGTAGATGCTTTTCCTTGTGCTTATCGCCAATGGCGTGCTGACTCACACTGTAACTTGATTCATGGTTACAGCTTTTCAATGAAGTTTTATTTTGGCACAGATCATTTGGATGTGCGCAACTGGGCTGCTGACTACGGTGGTCTCAAAGAACTCAAACGAACACTGGAAGATCAGTTTGATCACACCTTGTTGGTGGCACAAGATGATCCAGAACTAGAAACTTTTAAACTGCTGCAAGAAAAGCACATGGCCAAGCTCACTGTGTTGCCCCGATTGGGCTGCGAAGGGCTGGCCGACATGCTGTACAAATACGTAAACGGTGTGTACATTCCTGATCTCTGGGGACCCGGTGAAGCTCAACGTCTGTGGTGCTATAGAGTAGAAGTTCGTGAAACTCAGGCCAACATGGCTTTTAGAGAAGGCCATCGCGAATGGATGGAAGATTTATTTGCATAACAACACACAGGTCTAACATGGCTCACAAGTATACCATATCTTTATTGCTGCCCACCCGGGGGCGAACTGAAGCACTGATTACAAGTGTCAAAAGTGTTTTTGAATTGGCTGACCACCCGCATCAGTTACAAATGCTGTTTGCATTTGACAAAGACGATGACGTTGGACAACAGTTTTTTAAATCTGAAATTCAGCCTTGGCTGGATCAACACAAATACCATTACACTGCCATGCTGTTTGATCCATTGGGCTACATCCGCCTGCATGTTTACAACAACAAATTGGCTGCCAAGGCCGACGCAGATTGGATAGTGATTTGGAATGACGATGCTATTATGCAGACTCAGGGGTGGGACACTGAAATTACCAAGTATACTGGTCAGTTCCGCCTGCTGGCATTCCACACCCACAATGATCATCCCTACAGCATCTTTCCCATTGTGCCACACAAGTGGTACGAACTCTTGGGCTACATATCTCCCCATCCCACACAAGACGGTTGGTTGAGTCAACAGGCTTACATGTTGGATATTTGGCAACGTATTCCTGTGCATGTATTACATGACCGGCATGATCTCACTGGTAACAACGGTGACGAAACTTTTAAAAATAGAGCCATGCTGGAAGGCAAACCCAATGACCCATTGGACTTTCACAGCATGCAACAAATGGAACTGCGTCACAAAGACTGTGCCAAATTGGCTTCATACATGCGCAGTGAACTGGGCATGGATTTGACATTTTTTACCAATGTGTTCAATGGCACCCAGGATCCGTGGGAAAAGCTGGCCCAGAATGATGTGAATCGCCAAATGGTTCAATTTGACAATCCTCACTCTCACTTTAAAAAGAAACAGTAGAACTGAAGTAAATACTGCATGAAACACAAAATTGCCTGGGTTCAGCCAAATTTTCAACAAGGACCCAAAGAGTTTAATGCTTACTATTTGCCATATTCTGCTGGAGTGATTTGGAGCTACAGTTTAGCTGACCCCAAAATTCGTGACCAGTTTGAAGTCACAGAATGGCTATGGCGTCGAGAAGCTGTAGAGGAAACTGCACAGCGATTGGCCACCAACGACATTGTGGCCTTTAGCACTTACGTGTGGAATCATCGATACAACTACGCAGTGGCCCAACGAGTCAAAGAAATCAATTCCAGTGTGTTGATCATCTTTGGCGGTCCTGAACCAGCTATCACTGACCCCGATCTCTTTCGTAAAGAACCATTCATGGACCTTGTGATTTGCTATGAGGGCGAGATCACATTTAAACGTGTGTTGGAAAACTTTTCTAATCGCAATTGGGACTCAGTGCCCGGACTATTGATCAATCGCAATGGCGAAGCTGTTAAAACTCCAGATGCAGAACGCATTGAAAGCCTTGATCAAGTGCCCAGTCCTTACCTATCGGGTATTTGGGATGACCTTATTGCGCAACATCCTGAAATTACTTGGCAAGGCACATTGGAAACCAATCGTGGCTGTCCATATTCTTGTACATTTTGTGACTGGGGTAGTTTGACCTATGCCAAGGTCAAAAAGTTTGAACTTGAACGGGTGTTTGAAGAATTAGAATGGATGGCCAAACGTAACTTTGACTGGATCTCTATCACTGATGCCAACTTTGGAATGTTTGCCGAACGTGACTCAATGATTGCAGACAAGATCATCGAGTGTCAGGAAAAGTACGGATCACCTAGAACTTTCTCTGTGGCCTGGGCCAAGAATCAAAAGAAAGAAGTCATTGACATTGTGAAAAAACTGCTGGATGCTCGCGGCTTTAATCAAGGTCTCACACTGAGTGTGCAAAGTCTGGATCTTGATGTGTTGGAAAACATTCGTCGCAAAAACATGGAGATGAACAAACTCAATGAAGTGTTTGAACTGTGTGATCAACGCAATATCCCAGCCTACACAGAATTGATTCTAGGACTGCCCGGCGAAACCCTGGAGTCATGGAAAAAGAACTTCTATCAACTGTATGAGTTGAATCAGCACACTGGTATCACTGTGTTCCAAGCTCAGCTGCTGGAAAACGCCGAAATGAACTTGTTGCAAAAGAAACTGTTCAAAATTACCAGCCAGCCTGTTACAGATTACTTTGCCGGCAGCTACAGTGTGGAACATGTGGAAGAAAGCATTGACGTAATCACCGGAACCAAAGACATGCCTACGCCTGTGATGCTGGATGCACAAATTTTTGCGTGGTTTCAAACCACCATGCATATCAATGGCTTTCAGACTCTGGTGGCCAGGTTCATCAACAAGTATCTTGACATAAGTTATGCAGAATACTATCAAGACCTGTTTGATCATTTTATGACCATGCCGTGGATGCAAAAAGAAGAACGCGAAGCACGGCAGTACTTTTCCAACTGGATGACCACTGGCAAGATCAACCATCCCAAGATTGGTGTTGAGATCCACGGTTGGAATATCATACACCGCACCAGTATGAACATGCATGCAGATAATCAAGTGGCAGCAATGTATGACTGGCTGGAGCAGTTTTTACAACGATATGATTTGCCTGCAGATCTTTTGCAGGATCTCATGACCCTTCAAAGAGCTTACTACATCAGATATGAACAACGCCACAGCTATCCCTTGAATCTCACATTGAATTACAACATATGGGAGTTCCTCAGTTTCAATCAGCCGCTGGCTGCCACAGCCAGCGAATATCGTTTAGACTTTCCTGAAGACAAAACCATGAGCTTTCACAGATTCTTAGAACTGTTTTATTTTGCTCGACGTAGAAATTTTGGCAAAGCCACAGTGGATAGTTTAACTGTTAACAATACCAGCACAGCTCACCGAGGACGTGGTGCCAGCAAAGCACAAGGAGCCTTTTCTATCAAAAAAGCAGCATGACCAGACTGTTTACGTTTGGTTGCAGTTTTACCAACTATCGTTGGAGTACCTGGGCTGATTGTCTTGCTCCTGAGTTTGACTACTTTGAAAACTGGGGCCAGTCTGGCGGCGGTAACCACTATATTTTCAACAGTGTAATGGAATGCGATCAGCGGCACCGTTTTGCACACAATGACACTGTGGTTGTATGTTGGACAAGTTTTACTAGGGATGACAGATATGTAGACGGACGATGGCATACTCCGGGTAATATGTTTTCTACCCCCATATACAATGCTGAATACCTCAAAACACATTTTGATGAGCGCGGATACTTGCTAAGAGATCTAGCCTTTATAAAAGCTGTAAAAACTCTATTAGAGTCAAGACCTGGCGTCAACTGGCGTTTTTTGAGCATGGTTGAAATCATGGCCAGGCCTGGCCCAGATGATGATGTTAGTTTGCATCGTGATGTGATGAGATTGTATAGCGATGTGCTAGATAGCATTGCTCTAGGCTACGACAAAACTGTATTTGCTGGAAATTGGCCCAAGCCAGGGCCTGATCCGCATCCATCGCCTGCAGAACATTTGGCCTATTTAGACACAGTGTTGCCAGGATGGGTGACAAAATCCGAAACTCGTGTTAAAATGCAACAAGAAAGTATCAATCTAAATAAAGATCCACGCCGATCAGGCATGACAAAGGTCACAAGATTATGAAATTCAAAGCCAGCGAAATATTTTATTCAGCACAGGGCGAAGGCCGCTATGTGGGTGTGCCTTCGGTATTTTTACGCATGTTTGGATGCAACTTTACCTGTTCCAGTTTTGGTTGCAAGCCAGGCGAGAAAAGCACCGAAGCCGACGAGGTGGCCAAGAGTGTGCATCTTTACAAAACATTTGAAGAACTGCCCTTGGTAACCACTGGCTGTGACAGCTATGCATCATGGCACCCTGAGTTCAAATATCTCAGTCCAACTTACACAGCACAGGAATTGGTCGACAAGATGGCAGCAATGCTGCCCAATGGTAACTGGCAGCAACCAAACGGTAACCCGGTGCATCTAGTGATAACTGGTGGTGAACCCTTGCTGGGTTGGCAACGTGCCTATCCTGAACTGTTGGATCTACTGCACGAGCGTGGTCTGCGACATATCACTTTTGAAACCAATGGCACCCAAGAACTATCGCCAGAATTTCAACAATATCTAGTGAACTGGTTTGGAGAAATTACATTTTCTGTGAGCCCAAAACTTTCAGTGTCAGGCGAACTGTGGCAAGATGCTATCAAACCTGATGTGGTTTGGAATTACGAAACAGCAGGAGTCACATATCTCAAATTTGTGGTGGAAAAGATTGAAGACTTTGATGAATTGGATCGTGCTGTGGATGAGTATCGCCTGCGAGGCTTTGCAGGCCCAGTGTTTGTGATGCCAGTGGGCGGCGTGGTGTCAGTGTACGACGGCAACCGAATCAACGTGGCCGACGAAGCATTGCGTCGTGGTTACTGGTACAGCCCTCGACTGCATGTGGATCTCTGGGGCAATGGGTGGGGCAAATGACGCCAGACGTCATGTTAGGAGTATTGGATATGTTTGATTGGTTCAAGAAAAAGCCCAAGAAGGTAGTAGAAGTCAAGGAGCCGCCCAAGCCCAAGGCTCCGATAAAGACCGAAAAAGAACTGGCCACTGAACGTGGCGAGCCCTGGGTTGCTATACTCAAAATGGACATTGATCCCAACAACTTGCACCAAGGTGCATTTGAACTTGACTGGAACGATATCTTTTTGGCCAGATTGGTCAAGGCCGGTTACATGATCAAACGCGAAGACACTGACGCAGAAATTGTGGATCGTTGGTTTCAAAATATCTGCCGACATGTTGTTATGGAAACATGGGAGCAAGAACAAGCGATTCAAAAGTCTGGCATATATGTTCAAAGTCGAGACATTGGCAACGGACGCAGCGAGGTAAGCTAATGACTGCGTTGGTTGAGCTTGTAGTTGTCACATACGAGAATGATTTAATGCAGTGTGTAGAATTAATAAAGTCCATTAGAGATTACGGATTCGTACAAAAAGATATAAAAATTAACCTTGTGATCAACGATACCGATCTCATTTACCAACAGGCCATTGATCTGTTTTGTGATGTTAGCAATATCAAAATTTACCAGCGGTCAGATTTTGGGGGCTTAACCTGGTTGAACGATGCTGGATGGTTGACACAGCAATACCTTAAATTAGCTATTGCCAGACTTATCGATACACCCTGGTATATAACTGTTGACAGTGATCAAGGATTGTGGCAAGAATCAATAACATTTGACGATTGGTTTTTGTTAGAAGAAAATTCAGTGAAAGCTCGATACAAATCAATTTCGTTCAACGAACAAGGTAATCAATGTTTTAGAGATTTCTGGAGACGAGTGGCAGATTTTTGGAATATTGCTGACATTGAGAATCACACTCAGTTATTGTCCGAAAAGCCCCCGGTTGTGATGCACACTGCTGAGGTTAACAGCATGATGGACCATAGCAACGTAATATCACCAATTCTAAACGCACAGTTTCACGAGTATGGCGCATACTGGGGATATTTGATCAAAGAAAATCGTATTGAACATCTGTATGTTCCTTTACAAAAAATGACCAAATCTCATTTGTTGAGAGAAGGCAGGCCTTTACCGTTGCTATAAATTTACCACAAATATGATATTCAATCACATCAAACAACTCAAAGCCGAAGGCAAGAAAATTGGCATCACTTTCTCAACCTTTGACATGCTTCACGCAGGTCATATTGCCATGCTGAGTGAAGCCAAGAATCATTGTGACTACCTCATTGCTGGACTGCAAACAGACCCAACTATCGATAGACCTGACACCAAAAATCATCCTGTCCAATCTGTTGTGGAGCGACAAATACAGTTGGCCGCATGCCGTTATGTTGATGAAGTTGTGGTGTACCAAACTGAACAAGATCTCATTGACCTACTGCTAATTCTTCCCTTGGATGTGCGTATCCTCGGCGTAGAATATCAGGACAAAGATTTCACTGGCCGTGATGAATGTTACGATCGCGGCATTGAATTGGTGTTTAACCGCAGAGATCACAGCTTCTCAAGTTCAAGCCTGCGCAAGCGTGTGGTTGCAGCAGAAACATTCAAAGTACTCAAAGGCCAAACAAATCCAGATACCCAATCAGGCAAGGTGATACAAGGATGGTAAATTTATTGTATGCTAATGGGTGTAGCCATACTGCTGCTGCTGAAGCAGTGGTGCCAGAATGTTTTGCTGTAGACGATGGCAGGCATGGTATTGACCGCAGACCGCATCCTGAAAATCTCAAGGCCAGCTGGTGTACAGTGGTAGGTCAAGCTATCAACGTACCTGTGATTTGTGATGCTGAATCAGGTGGGAGCAATCCCAGAATTTTGCGAACCACTAGACAATGGATCTCAGACAATCCAGACAAACTCAGCAATGTGCTGATGATACTGCAATGGACAACCTGGGAAAGACAAGAATGGTATTATGACAATCGTTGGTATCAAGTCAACGCATCAGGTCAGGATTGGGTGCCAGAACCACTACAACAACAGTATCGACAATTCGTCATTGATGTTGACTGGAATGAAGCCACCAACCGATGCCATCGTGAAATTTGGCAGTTGCATCAAGAACTTACAGATCTGGGTGTCAAGCATTTGTTTTACAGTGGACACAGCACTTTCAGCGACATTGAGACCAAACATGATTGGGGGGCAAGTTACATGGAACCCTACAACCGAAATGGCAGTTACAACGCTGTGCTAAAAAACAACAATTTTGATTATGTTAATCCAAAAACATTCCATTTTGGAGCGGAAGCTCATAGATTTTGGGGTCATTATGTGCTACAATACTTGCACAATCACAACTTTTTGACACCCAATGAAATATCTCCTGATTGACACTGCAAACTTGTTTTTTAGAGCTCGGCACCAGGCTCACCGAGCAGCAGACACTTGGACCAAATTGGGATTTGCTCTGCATCTAACCATGATGAGTGCCAACAAAGTGATCCGTCGTTTTGGTGCTGATCATGTGATTTTTGCATTGGAAGGGCGCAGCTGGCGCAAAGATTTTTACAAACCCTACAAGGCCAACCGAGCTGAGGCTCGTGGCGCCATGAGTGAAACTGAAGCAGAAGAAGATCGACTGTTTTGGGAAACCTACGATGAGCTGACTAAATACTTGTCTGCAAAAACAAATTGCAGTGTAATCCGTTGTGCCACTGCCGAAGCAGATGACATAATTGCTCGTTGGATTGCACTGCATCCTCAAGACGAACACATTGTTGTGAGCTCAGACACAGATTTTGTGCAATTGGTTGCTGCCAATGTACATCAGTACAATGGTATCACCGATGAACTGATTACTCTTCAAGGTATTTTTGATGCCAAAGGTAACCCTGTCATTGATAAAAAAACTAAACAGCCAAAAGCCACGCCGGATCCGGCCTGGCTGTTATTTGAAAAGTGTATGCGTGGGGACACATCTGACAATGTATTCAGTGCATATCCTGGAGTACGTGAAAAAGGCACAAAGAATAAAGTTGGTCTCCGTGAAGCCTTTGCCGATCGCGAACGCCGAGGATTCAACTGGAACAATCTGATGCTGCAACGCTGGACTGATCACAACGGCCAAGAACACAGAGTGCTGGATGACTATGAACGCAATCGCACGTTGATTGACCTTGGTGCACAACCTGTCGAAGTCAAACACACAGTTGACCATTGTATTCAGGAACAAATTAGTAACAAAGACGTGGGTCAAGTGGGCACACATTTCTTGCGTTTTTGTGGCAAATACGAGCTGACCAAACTCAGCGAACAAGCTGAGTCAGTGGGACGATGGCTCAATCTTACCTATCAAGGAGCATTGAATGATTCAAGCAAAACCAGTGGTAGCCAATCAATATTGGATCCTCAAGCAGGATGATCAAAAAATTGGCAATGTGCAGGCCGTAGATGGCGGCTTTGCAGTGACCATTAGAAATCAGGTTTCAAAGTTCAAAACCATAAGAATGTTGCGTCGTCAGGCCAACATTGAGTTTGCAGATCCTGAACCCACTACACCACCTGCTCGAGACCGTGTGCATGGGTATCCCACCGGATGCCGAGCTCACAACGGCATGTGGAATGTTCAACTGCGACTGCCCTTGTTTACCAAAACTGCCAAATCAAAGAGTTGGTTTGCAGCAGGATGGTATTGTGTCAAACAGCATCGCAGTTGGAAAGTTGTGCACAATCCCAAGCTGATTGTGCTGGAGCGTTATCCCTATCAAGGACCATTCTATTCTCAAGGGAATGCCAATGCATCACTTTGATTTTGATGAATCTACTCAAACTATTAAAGGCAACAAGCAAGATTATTTTGAGTTCATTGAAAAGAACTACCTTTATCTCACTCGTGGACTGAGAGTCTTGGAAGTAGGTGCAAATAGCGGACACCATACTAAGATAATTTCAAAATATAAACCAAGTTATCTTGAATGTGTAGAAGCAGATCCAAGATGGAAGGTACAGTTAGAAAAAATAGAGGGCGTTGACAAAGTTGTCACTGATGATATCTGGCTTAGAGTTGATACCAGTATTGTTGACATGGTCATATGTTTTGGTGTTCTATATCATCATCATAGCTCTTTACATCTACTAGAAATATTTGCTAATTATTACAAACCAAAATATATTATGTTAGATAGCGTTACTGCATCACATCCTCTAGAATACTTGCTTGAAAAAGTCAATATCAGCGGCAGTAGAAATTTAAAAAAAGGGTGGAAGCATTGCGGTGTAAATTTTAAAACGCCATTTTTTATTATCAATCAGTCGTTAGATAACATGGGATATGAAAAACAATTATCCCACAAACTTGCCACCAGTTACTTTCCCAAATCCAATGGATGGGTGGCCATGTGGAAACTAAAGGATGTATTATGACCAATCCGTTTCGTGATCAAGAAAAATTCATGCGAGCTTGCGATCAAAGTGTCACAGGCAATCAAGTACAATGGGATATGTATTGCAATCTCATCAAAGAAGAATTCACAGAACTTCAAGAGGCCGAGGATGACGAAGCGGCCTTGGATGCTTTGATTGATATTCTAGTGGTCACCATTGGCGCCATTCACTCCATGGGCGCAGATGCCGAAGGAGCATGGAAAGAAGTCATGCGCACCAACTTTGCCAAAATTGACAAGGACACTGGCAAGGTTCGCAAGCGTGAAGATGGCAAGGTACTCAAGCCACAGGGTTGGACTCCGCCCGACCTCAAACCTTTCTTGAAGAAAAAATGAAAACCAGAGAACAAATCATCACTGACATGTGTTATACATGGAGACATGACTATGGTCTTGATCGACAGGAGCATGATGGTCCAATCACAGCTGGCACCACCAAAAACCAACGTGAGCAGTTATGGCACCAAATGGCTCAAATCTATGATAACTGTATTGCACCAGTGATGGAACCCAAACGCTCAAGCACAGGAGCATGGGAAAAATATCAATGGACCAATTGGAGCGAACCATGAGCTTACATATCAATAGATTCATTGACAGCGTCAAAGCACACGAGTCTCGTGGACAAAAAGACTTTATCATGCCCATGAGAGATGCCAAAGATTTACTGGGCGATATAACCAAACTGTTGTTGGCTCTAGAACAGACCAGAACTGCGGCCAGCACCAGTGCCGAACCTGTGACCATTGAACTGTCTGGCGGCGGCTTTAAAAACTCCTAGTTTATGGGATAAATAAATGCGGAGAAAAAATGAGCAGACCCAAACCCACAGTGTTGATTGAACACACCAACAAACAGACCTACAAAACTGAACAGGTGTTGGCGTCTGAAGGTGTGTGGGCAGTGTTTTATGACAACAAACCAATCAACCTCAAAACTGGCAACATGCTCACTCAATATCCTGGACCCAAATACAAAAAAGTCAGCTTCAGCAATCCAGGGCATGCCAAAAACTTGGCCAAAAAACTCAATGCACAATTCAAGACCACAAAGTTTACAGTGGTGCTGCTGACACAAGGGGCGCAAGTGTACCCTTATGTCCAGTAAAGACGCAATCACCCGTCAGATTTTAGAACTGCTGCCTGTTGGAAGTCGCATTGATTTTGAAGACGCTCGCCAACGTTGGTGGCTGGATTTTAGACCACAAGGGGGCATGCGTTTAACCCCGGCTGGGTTTGACACCTTGTGTGCTGTTGGCGAATTTCAAACACATTGTTTTAATGTACCGCCAGCATTGTTGGTCACGCCTCGGCATTTAATTACATTGAATCGCAAACTTGATTGTCCTTACTTTATCAAGTCAGGCAAAAAACCACAGCTATTGGTGTTAGGCAGTGAACAGGCCATGATGTTGGCTCTGTATGGCGATTTGAACAAGTGGTTAGACTTTTTGCTGCGACAATGATTCGCAGTCTCGAATCAATGTTTGTTTGATCCATTGCAGATAACCCTGCATCACGTGCTGCCGATTGTGTTCGATGCGACTTTGCACACCAGCCAAATTGCCTGGATCAATCACAAAGTCTCGATTGGCAGTCAATGCCTGTTGGATACGCTGATCATTGGGCAGCCAGTCATAGCTGGTGTCAATCAAATCTTCAAACATGTCAAAGCCAAAATCTTTGCAGTCTTGTACAATGCCAGGATGGCCTATGATCAACGGAATCTGACCAGCCCAGAAAGCATACAGTGTTTTTTCACTGATCACCGCTGGCCTGGCATTGTACTCGCTTTCAGTAACAATGTTCACGGCCGACTGCTGATAAATGGGCAGCAATCTTTCAAAGTTATCATAGTTTTCGGTGCCACAATAGGTTTCGTAGGACCATTGAGCCAAAGCAATTCGATTGCCAAGACTCAGTGTGCCGTTGGGCCAACTCTGCACTATCTTGGCCACTTCTACTCGGTGCGGCAAAGTTTTGCCGTTGAGACACTGCCAGCTCTTGGTTTTGGGCAATGAGAATTTGTTTTGCCAAATATGTGGCCTTTGCAACAACTCATGTATGGTCAACCAATTGTGGCTGGCAAAATTTAGTATTTTCACTGGTCCTTGGTAGACCTTGTGCATGCCATGGGGATAGCACAACACAGCCACTCTGTGTGCCTGCGATCCATAATGTTTTTCTATTTCTTCCAGTTCACAGCAGCCAATGGCTGTGCTGGTCACACGATCTTGAAAATGCAATATCAGCCAAGGTCTATGATCAAAGTCTGGTAGGTTCAGTGCCCAACCTTGCGTGGTCCAAGGCTGTTGCAAACTGTTCCATTGTATTTTGGCTTCAATGCCATGCGTCTGCAATGCTTCTAACACAAATTGCTGATAGTTCATGCTCTATTTAATAAGTATGACATGTACTGGAACAATCCTCTGCAGGAATTTCATTGGCCTGGACCACAAGATCCCATAGCCATGGGGCTGCATCAAGGCGCTCATTGTTTGTTTTGGAATCCTGAATGCAGTGTTGCCAGCATGTGTACCACACAGACGCTGGCTGACTTATGCGATTGGGCCAACATGTGGCTTCAACAAGACGGCGCAAAGAACTTTTTGGCAGAGCCGCGCAATCACTATGATGCTGCCAATCTGGTCAAGCTCAATCTTTGGATCCGTGACATCAAACAACAAGGTATAGTAAAGCCGTTTTTGGTGCTGGATCAAGGCGACGGGTCTTACATAGCCGGCAACGGAGATTCTCGTTTGCGCTGCCTTGAACGCTTGCCGCACATTAACACTGTGCCTGGATTTGTCAGCACCTGCAGTCAGCGAGCACACCTGTACTCAGCACTGGAACCAATCACCACATTTGATAGATTTGCTGAGCTGTGTGGTGCAGAGCCTGGGCAACTGTTTATTTTTCGTTTCACAGATGCCAATGCACCCTATGGCATATATTGGTATGAGTTCAACAGTGCTCGAACCAGGTCAGTGACACCCAGCGAAACCCAGTGTCTGCAATGGCTAGATGCATATTTGCAACGCCACCCCCAGGTGTTGATCACTGAGCAGTGGTTTGATCAAGCCATTGATTGGCAAAGTATGTAAAGCCAGTTTTGATCATGGCCTGCCATTGCTGATCTCGTGACAAGTCTGGCACTGTGAACGGCATCCAAGGCAAAGAATCATTGCAATGCCCAGTGAATCCTTTTTTGGGTTCGATCACAGCATGGGGCCAATGTTTTAAAAATTGGTGACGTATCAGTGGTTTGCCGCGACGCAGTGTCATAGGCAGACTCAGAGCAAACTTTACAATTTTTGGGTGCACAAACGGTGACCTGGGTTCTATGCCGTGGGCCATGGTACAAACGTCAATGCCACGTAGGTCCACTGCACCAATCTGTGTGACATAGTCCATCAACAGTGTGGCTGGCTCTGCTTGCCCTTGATGCGCAGTTAAACACTGCTGCCACAGACGGTCAGCGTCAGCGTCCTGGCCAAAATTGCTGTAAGGACTGGCGCTGTGATCAGTGGTGTAGTTCAGTTTTTGATAAACTCCATACCCACCAAACAACTCATCAGCACCAGCACCAGTGAACAGTATTCGTTGCAAACAATGTTTGGCCACAATCCATTGACCAACAAAACTCCAACTCTGTATGGGCATTAGGGTTCGTTGACTCACTTGTTCAAAGGCCTGTGCCCATTGTTCGGCAGTGACATTGATCATGGTGAGTTGTGACTGTTGCTGTGGGCTCAACAGTTCGGCACAGTGTTGGCTCACAGGATCTTTGCCCAACATGTTGGTGGTATAATAACTGGTATCAGCAGGCAAGCTGGCTGCAATCACACTGCTGTCAAGGCCGCCTGAAAAGGTACAACCCACTGGCTGTGTGGCTGTCATGTCTGAAATCACTTTGTGCCAAAGAGGTTCATACTCTTCCCAAGCTTGATCAACAGTTTCAATGCCACTGTGCTGCACCCAGGAAAACACACTGTCAATGCTGCTGACTGCACCGTTTTGGTTGTACAACATACCTGGTTCACAGCGCTGGATGCCAGCCCAAGGTGTGGTTTTCCAAGTGGGCCAATGTTTGGTGGTGTAATCAGTGACCACTGGCGCACTGTTGATGTAGGTCAAGATAGCTGCCACTTCAGAGCTCACAATCAAGATATTGTTGTCTTGATAACGATACAGACAGCGTTCGCCCTGTGGATCTGTGGCATACACCACTGAGTCACTGTCACTGTAGATCCAGGCCCAGGGTCCTTCAAAATAAGTGAGTTTTTTGAACTGTGCATCTTTCACAGTTCTGTAGATCAACTCAGTGTCGTTGCTGTAAGATCCAAACCATCGGTAGTTGTAGATTTCTCCGTTGAAAGCAAAAAAATCACTGCTGTGCCTGTTGTAAAATTCATCGCTGCCAGTGATTTGCAACACTGTTTGAGCACAGAAAACACGGTCACTGTGTTGATAGCGATAGAAATCTGGACCGCGACTTTGCAAAATGGCCACGGCTGCAAGATGTTGCTCCAGCGGTATTGTGGCCGTGCTTTTTACATAGAGGACACCACACATGTCATTGAATTTTTTCTAACACTGTGGGCCACCATGCAGCAAAGTCTTTGGGCCATGACTGTTTCATATTGATCAGTTGCTGTTGATTGTTTTCAGCAGCTTGCTTGGCTCGATCAACCGGACATTGAATCTGCATGCGCTCTACAGCTTCTACACCTTCGAACAAAAAATCTACCATTTTGTCTCCGTAGGCAGCAGTGCGGTTTTCAATCATGCTGTCATATCGGTGTTCGACCACGTCGTGCATCATGTCAAACCCCAAACTGGTTAGATAAGCCACTGTGTGTTTGCCAGCATACAACATACATGGCACAGGCAGACACAAAGCTCTAAAAGTTTTTTCGCTCAGCGCAATGGTGGTATCACTGGAATAGGTTTCAGTGACCAAGTTCATATAGGCACTGACATGCGAAAGTTCGTGATCAAGACTGTGATTTTTAAATGGCACGTTAGGCCACAGTTGATCATAGGTCAGTTGGTAAACTTGTTGAAATTGTTCTTCTAACTTTTGCCATTGTTGTTGAAAATTGTTTTGCAGTCCAAAGTCAGTGCTGTTGTCTCCATCCCAGGCCCAGCAATTGAAATTTACATAGTCAATTTGGTCTGCATTGGGCATGTTCATTGACCGCAAGCACAGTTCCAGAAACAACAACATGCGTTTGGCATCAAGTCGATTTACACTGAAGTTAAATCTTCGATCTGGATGCCATTGATCCAGTGTGGGTTGGTGACTGTAAATACCAAAAAAGCTTGAGGGCAGTTGACACACCTGGTATTGTGTGGGCACGTTCACACAATTGTCAGTGATTACCACTGTGCGTGTATCAAACAAGTAAGGCAACGCTGTGGAGTAGTTGGTGCTGCATGTAGAAAAATCATCGACCAGGCAAGTGATCACTGTGCGGTCACCGCGCTGCCATACTTTGTTGCTGGAGTCACAGGCTGTGTAGCCCAGGGCAATCAGCGAGCTGCGGAAAAAATCCATTAAAACATTTTCGTGCCAGATACATTGACTTTTTGTAAAAATTTCTCCATTGTAGATACTGTGATATAGGTCAACCATGTTGTTACTTATAAACCACAGAAAACCCTGGAAAAATAGTGCAAAATTAGTGGCTTTTTTACAACAATTTTGAGGTTGACCCAATTTTGCCAAAATGCTATAATATGGGCATGTTAAGAAAAAAGCGTTCGGATCGATTGCACATCGTTTACTGCATCCAGATTGGTCTGGAGTCGTACATCGGTATCACTGCCAAGACTCAGCGCACCATCAACATGAGCCTGCGCTCGCGTATCAACAAGCACATCTATCGTGCTCGCACCGAAGACAAGAGCTGGCGTCTGTACGAAGCCATTCGTGCAGCCGGTGAGGGTGCTGTGAACTATGCCATCGTTGAAATTGTGCGTGGCAAAGATGTTGCTCACAAGTTGGAGCGCGAGCTGATTCGCGAGTATCAGCCTGAGCTGAACACTGACGTTCGTGTGAAATCGGTTGACCAATAATTGCCGTTTTGCTATAATAGAAGCATAGTAAGAAACAAGGAGCCACAAATGGAACAGTTTAAATCTTGGGAAGAAATGTCTGCACTAGAGCAAGCTCAATGCATGTATTGGGACATGTACAAGGATGCCTATGGCGTTCGCCCTCGCGGTATGGATACTTCCACTTGGACCCTTGAGGTCTTTGACGCTGAGTTCAAGGTGCTGGGTCAGGCCATCCAGCGCGAAGAGATTGCTCGCCGTGCGGCTGAAGCTGAGGCTATCGTGCGGTTTGAAGACCGTGTGGCCAATCTCATTCACCCTGGTACCAACCGCGAGCGTGTGATTGCCTGGCTCATGGACGCCGAAGGCGCCACAGGCGACTACGAATATTTCTGTTATTGCGTGGGCTTGCCCTACGGTTATTTTAGAAAGGTAGCATAATGATGCTGAGCAACTACACTTTGAAACCGCAAGAGTTTGAAGGCAATCTCTACGACCAACGCCATGGCGGTCCCTTTGATCGCGGTGCCGCTGACAGTTACTACAATCGTGGCTATCATCCGCACTACTTTGTAGGTGACACCTACAGTTCGGAGATGGTGACCTTGGGGGAGATGACTGCGGAGGAGATCACTGCCTACACCGCAGGCTACAACTACAATGAACGATTCGGCGACAAGAAGTGCTGGGGTTGAACATGGACCGCATGATCAGAGCAACCAGCTACGGCGAAGTGGGCATTGACACCGAAGCCAGCCCAGGCAACGGTCAGTTCTATGCTCGCACCTATGACGGCGAGCTGGATGCTGTGGGTTATGACACCGTGGAAGAAGCCTGGGCAGAGTTGGAGTTTGTGGCCTGCGGCATTGTTGATGCGGAGTTTGAAGAATGAACTATTACATCACTTATGAACTAGTTGAAGAGTTTCTACAAAAGCACGATTTTCGTTGTGTCTTTGAACTGGATGCTCCCATGAAGATTTTTACCAGGCTGATGACTGCTGAATTCTACACTACACAAGATGTCCGTGGTCGAGAAGCTGAGTTTAGAGAATGTTGGGCACTGAGCGAGATATACTGCCCACATGAAGGCATCGACCGTCGTAGCGAATACGGAATGGAGGTTGTATGAACGAACGAATTCGAGAGCTTGTTGACCAAATTCTGCCTAACGAAAAGGAATGGCACAAAGGTGACCCCAAGGACTGGGGGTATTTCTTCTCCGGCGATGAACTGGAAAAGTTCGCCGAGTTATTGATTCGGAAATGTGCTCAAATTAGTAAAGATGATATTACTGACGGTGATGCCTGTTGCACCAATACTGCTTATCGCATTTCTAGACAGATTAAAAAACATTTCGGAGTTGAATGATGAACATAGACCATGGCGCAATATTTACACAGTGCGTCTACGATGTAGATAATCGGTTTGTTGACCTGACGATCAGATCAGTGTTTGATGGTGCCGGGTTTATGCTCACTGTGTCAGACACTTCTGACTACAAAGAATCAGACAGTGAGATTGAAGTGTATCTAACAAGAGACAATTTGAAACTGGTCATTGACCGCTTGACACAGGTATTAGAAAAATGAACCCTAATATTCGAGCTCTGGCCCACGACGCAGGCCTGTATGTGGATCTTGGTCACACTCTGTATCCCAGAGCCATGAGTGCCGAAGAGTGCGAAGCAGCCTACGCAAAATTTGCGGAGTCATTGATTAGGGCATGTAATCAGACA